GAACACGGTGAATGGTGTTTTCATTTTAGTATTCATCTGCGGCTACTGACGTTGCCCAATTAATCCACTTGTAGTACAACTGCATATCCATCTTGGTAGGTGGGTTGATGATGTTTGAGGTGGGGTACGCTCCGATATGGTCTTCGTAGTCGTTCTCCTCAACGTACTCAATAGTCATTTCATACGTGTACATCTTCATTGGTGATTCATAGCCAAGCCATTCCGCAAGGTATTCTTGGTCGGTTCCTGCTTCTACGGCATTCCAATAAGCCTGTGGCATCTCGTGAGAGTCCTCAAGCCACATCTGAAGGTCATCAATTTCAAATAGCATTACAGTCCTGCAATTAGTTCAACAATAGCCATTGACCCCATAAGGCCGCCAATGATAACGATAGAGGCAATGAGCTTCGCAAAGAAGACCTTGACTTGGTGTGCAGAGATTTGATTCATTTTGATTGGTTTTAAATGATACCCAAATGTACAACAACTTATTGAATTACCAACACCTCTATAAAAAGTTATTAACAATTTATTTGCCTTAATTATTTGTGTAGTGCAGGAACAGGTCTATCTGATTGTAGAGCTGCTCCTTATCTACGATGCCCTCCTTGCCGTAGTAAACATAAACATAGGGTGCAAACTCTTGCTTGTAGCGCTCGTTCTTGGCGCGGTGCGCCTCCTTTGCTCGTAGTTGGTAGGGGCTGCCCATCGCCTTGTAGGATTCAGGCTTTATCTGCAAGCCGAGCATCAGGGTTTTGTTAAAGAACATCTCCGCATCAATGCAGTAGTCGTGGTCAATGTTGAAGGTGGTCTTCTTAAAGTGTGCATCGGGGAACGCTGCGTTTAGCTCCTTTACTACAATCAGCTCTTTTTGGTAGCCGTTCCAAGTCTGCCCGATTACACGATGCCAAATGTATTTTTTGATATGTTGCTCCTCAACATTCGGGAGCCTGCTCTTTAGTTCTTCAAATACAACAGTCAAACCTGCAAAGCCTTGCATCTCCTTGTAGTATTCTTGCCACCCTTCTTGTGTGTTTAGGGTGTTGCTTTCATAGTAGTCAGAAATCAACCGCATACACTCACCGACATACACCTTGCCAAAGAATTGATTTATCTGTGAGTTCTTGTTAAGCTCACTAAATAAGGTGTTGGGTATGTCAATAGTATAAAACACTAATAGGCGTTGTAAAGGGTCTCAAGCTCCTGCACCCTGCCTCTCAAGCAAGAGCCGCAGTTCGTTGGCTTCACGGAGTCTTTAAATACTCGGTTGTAGATTCTATTCACTTCAGTCTGCTCAATAGCGGTGACGGTGTTTCTGCCTCGCATTTTGCCGACAAACTCGTATTCTTCTTTGGTCAAGCATTCAGGCTTCCTGTATCTAAATAGCTTGTTTAGTTTCTCCTTACGGGCATCACATCCGCAGTCTACGCCTGTGGCTTCGCTAAACCAATCCACCGCAGCCTTGATGCCTGTGGCGGTTGTGATTTGCTCAATGGTATCACCCAAGCCGCTTGGCTTCTTTGTACGCTTGGTAGGTGTCTTGGCAGTCTTCTTGGATTCGCTCTCTTGCATTTTTTAGTGTGTTGAAAATTGATCTTGCTGAAATCTTGGTTTCATCCGCTAAAGTACGGATGCTCATATCGGTGTTATGGTATAGCGCAAATATCTTTTTATCGTACCAATGCCAATCAACTTGGGTTGACCAAACCCTGTCGTAAAGTTGGATGAGCTGCACCTCTGCATCTTCGTTGGCCTCCTCGTAGATAAACTCCTCAAGGATGTCTACGTCTACAAATTCAAATCTTGCCCGTTGGCGCATCAAGGTGGCGTACATATTGCGCAGCGTAACGTAAACAAAGAAGGTGTTGACCTCCGTTTCGTTGTACATTATCTTCTCCGCGTCATCCACATATTTGTACAACCTAACGTACATCTCCTGCGTAAGCTCTTGGGCAAGGTCATCGCTTGCTCCAAAGCTCTTGCACATCCGAATCCAATCCGTCTGTCGCTTTGCTAATACTGCGAGGAGTCCCAAGTGATTTCTACGATTATCACAAACAATGCAAACTGAACGGTGTGCATCACAATATCTTCTTCAAGGTAGTCGGTCTTTGACCAATTTGCCCCAACTACAAGCCCATAGATGGGGTAAAGTCCTACGTTAAAATTCATCGAATGTGCGTTTAAGAGTTAGATACAATTCCTTGTATTTAGATAACTCCGCAACGACTTCGTTTAGTTTATTTAGTTCCTGCTCCATCGCCTCAAAGTCGGGCTTGTCAATACAGGCCATCGGGTTCTCCTCAAGAACGCAGCAGGCTACCTTGTAGTAGTGCTGATAGTCCCCGTAGATAAGGCGGTCTTTATGCATCCTTACGGCATACGCCACCGAGCTATGGTCTTTGTCTATGGCCTCACCAAGTTCGTGGAGCGTGGCGTGGTTGCGGAATGCTGATACGAATGCTGCTCTTGCAGTAGATTCTTTATGCGCACGGCTTCCATTGTCTTGAAACCCAAGACGTGCAAAGTATTGCTCTTTACTTACTTTTAGTTGACGTAGTTCGAATGGTCTCATTAGCATTTGCAGCGTTTCGCTCTGCCCTCGTTGTAATTGGTTATTATTTTAGTTATCGGCATAGTGAAGTGCTTGTGATCTGAAAGTCTTTTGAACTTCATCTCACTCGCCCACTCCACTAAATTGTCATCTTTGTCTTGGATAATGGTGTAGTCCACCACAAGGTAGTCTGTTCCATCTACTGCAAAGCATTCGTACTTCTGAAAGGGGGAGAATATCTGCCTCATAGGTTGTCCTCTATTATCCCTTGCAGGCGTTGTATCTCGTAGTGCATCTGCTCGCTATCAACTCGCAGCTTGGCGTTGGCAAGGTACATCTCGTTCATCTTACCCTCTGTGAATTGTCGGTAGTCAATAAACTGCTGCAAGAGTAGGTCTGCGTAATGGCAGCTCATAACGTGGTGCAGGATGTCATCTTGTACCTCTCTGCCTTTTGCCTTGTCTGCTGCTTGCTTTGCCAACCACATCGCAGTACCTGCAAGCATCAACTGCTTCTCCCTTATGTAAAGGTCGTGGGAGTCATCAGAAGGGTACATCGCTCGCAGGTGTTTCATCCATTTTAATTGGCAGCAAGTTACGCCCGTTTATCACAAACCCTACGTTACCTAATACGCTCTGCAAAACAAGCGGAGTTTCAAGGGGCGTTATGCGCCCTCCCGACTCCATCTCCTTGACCTTCCGAACGTGGATGTGCGTGTATATCCAATCTTGAGGGTGAGCGGCAAAACGGTGAATCACAACAAAACAATCGCTGCGGGAACTCCATTTGCCCCCTCCTTCAACATCTGCCGCATTTGGTGGCATAGGCATCCCTTCGTATTGATGTCCCTTAAAGTACACCTTCCTCATTGCCTCTGTTACAGGGTGAGCATTGACTATGGTGGTGACGTTGTTCTGATGTGCAAATACCCGAAGCGCAGAGGCTACCTCGTAGTGGTATTCGTGCATCCCTGTCTTGCCTAATTTCTTTTGGTCTGTTGATAGGGAGTTGTAGGGGTCTATCAATGCACCCGTGTAGTTCCATTCGTTCTTGATGGAGTTCATAACCTCAAGAAGTTCAAAGGCGGTGAATAGCCTATTGCCGTCAAGAAATTGGAAGTACTCGTTGATAAAGTCCAACTTGCGGAACATCATCCCCTCATCAATCCCTTGAATAGGTTTGCATACCAAGAACTCTATTAGCTTGCGCTTGAGGCTTGGCACTTCGTTCTCTGCGGAGTATATCAGCCACTTCTTGCCGAAGTTGTACGACTGCAAAAGCATTAGGTAAAGCAGGGTGTGGGTCTTGCCCACGTTAGCGTGGCCGACTACGACTACGAACTCACCGTCTTTCAGGCGTAGGTACTGATCTACTTCATAAACACCGAGCTTGCCCGTGTCGTAGTACTTGCCCTTGAGGGCGCGTTGAAGGTATGGTAACGAAGACTCGTTAGAAAGAAGGTCGGGGTGTATCATTGATTCTGATTGGTTAGCAAATATAACAAAATAGTTGACATAAAAAAACCCCTCCGTAGAGGGGCTTCACACAACGACCTATTAAAAACCAATCAGAAAGGGTCGTTGCGATTTGCGAAATGCTCGGTGTGTGATGCAGGGGCAGCACTCTGCCCTGTCATCCAAGCGTTAAAGGTCTCTGCGTTGGCAAGGATGGTGTTGACATCGTGTTGCGCAGCACAAGCGTACTCCACCGCAGCCTTTAGAGCAACCTGTCGGATGATTGAAAGTGAGCGCTCATCGTTATTTTTAGGCGCAGATGGAGCTGATTGGTTATAGCCACCACCACCAAAAGCATTGGCTCGTTGGATTTTCACCGTACCCTTTTCGTTCTTGGTGTACTCCACGTCTTCGCCTACGGCATAGGGTGGTGTTTGGGACTTGGCAAAGGCAGTACCGAAGTCTCCATTGTCGAAGCGAACCTCTAACTTAAAGAGGTCTTGCCATTGGCCTGTTGGGGTGATTGAAATAATTTTTGACATAATAGATTGGTTTTAGATAAATAGAATTGATTGCTGCTGCAAAACCTCAATACGAGCTTCAAGCTCTTGTATCTTATTTTGAAGTGCTTGGATTTGTGCTTGTTGCACTTGCACCATTTCGGTGTAAACGTCTGAACTGAAAGATAAAGTCATAACTGATTGGTTTTAAGTTATGCAAATATACAACTAATTATTCTACAATCACTCCCTCAAAAATAATTTCTGCGGTGTCTTTAGCAATGGCTTCGCTATGTACGAGTATAATTTGTTTCACATACTTTGGGCTATCGTCACGAATAGCTCCCCACTTCTTGAATGCGTCAAGCGCAAACTTCACCGCCATAATAGAATTGTCTACGTCATACCTGTAATTCACAAGGCAGGTAATGTGTACGTCTGTTATTTGTACGCAGTCCATTGCGTAAAGCTGCTCAAGAACTTCATCGCAATGTTTGTCCTTTGCATTTTTGCGAACTGTCCAATGCCTTGATGCATAAAATGCATTTAGGCTCGGAACCTTTCCGACTACAATCTTGTAGCTTTTCAATTATCGGGGATCAGATAGCCGCATTGTATGGCGAAGTGCAGGTCTATCTTGGCAATCTCACCGAGTAACTCTTGTTCTTTGTATTTCGCCTGTTGGCGAGCGTTGTATGTGGCTTCGCAGTTAGACATCAGCGTAGCACACTCCTCGAGGATGAAGTCAATCTTCCTGCGTTTGGCAGGGTTAGTATAGTACTGCATACTTGACATTGATTCCTTCGCTTGTTGCGCTAATTGTTCGTTGCTCATCTTGTCTTTCTAATTCAAATTGTAGGTGAGCGATAGCCTTTCGGATGTCATCGCAGATAGGGTTGTGAGGCTTCTTGCCTGCACGCATTAGGTAGGTGAGGGCAGTTCCAAGATTGTAATTATCAGGTTGGAAGTCCATCACAACATCCTTCGCCTCTATCTTCAACGTCTTGCCGATGTAGTACTTTGGTGTCATTAGCCAAAGGTACGTCATCCCAATAAATGTAGATGTGGTCATTCATTATTTAGAATCATTACAAATTATCATAAGGACTTGCGTATGTCAATTTTATTTTGTTTTT